GTTACGATACTCCTCAGTAGTATCGTCATAAGCGCATGAACGCTTTGTACGGTTCGTCCCTACAAGTGTCTCCACCGGGGCAAAGGTACTTTCGACTGCTTGTAATGCCGGTACTGTGAAAGGCAATACAGCATCTGCCATATTAAATACTCCTACGGATTGAGCAGAATAGTCAGCGAATACGTATCAACAGTGATCGGATCGGTTGCAGTAAAGCTGACGTTATCAAACTCCAAATCGAACGCACCCGTATCGAGTCCTACCGATCCGTCAATACGGATTGCGGTTGTACTCGCTCCGAGCGTATGTGCGGAGTCGTACATCCGATACCATGCCGCGACCCCTGTTGCATCTGCGCTCGCATCTTGCCACGTACCAGCCTTTGCAATCGCACCAGCTGCCGCCGACGCTGCAAACGCAGGCGTAGGGAGTGTGATTCCTGCAAGCTTAGTACCTGCACCTTCTGTTGCATCTGCATCAGCGGGTTGCGTTCCACTGTAAATGTCGAGAAAACCTACACTAAACAAAGTCGTCATATCACTCCCGTCAAGGAGAGCGTTACGAAACCCTGTCGAATAGCTTGGTGAGTTAGCCATCAGTTTGTACCTCTTAGCCTGCAGGCATAATGACGTTGAAGCTCGTCACAGTCTGCGTTGCACCACTGACGACGGAGACGTTGCTCATGTTCAGGTCTGCACCGCTTACTGCGATGGAACCATCAACACGCTTATCGCCAGCACCACCAGCATCGGCACTCGCTTCCGTAGTCGCTTTGTTTACATCTAGCTCCTCGAAACGGAACCAACCTGCGGTACCTGTCGCACCAGCTGTGCCATTCCAAGTTTCCGCCACAGCTTTGGGCAGTGTACCCGCAGTCGCAATCGTGTCGAACGTAAGTCCGACCGCACCATCGCTTACTGCTATCGTCGCGAGACGAACACCAGTCGCTGCATCGTTTGCGCTCGCAGGCTGCGAGCCACTGTAGATTATGAGAAAGCCAAGAGCTAAAGCTGCTTCGACCGAAGAAGTCTCCAGCATGTGGTTCCGCATTGCATCGCTAAGTCTAAGTGCCATTATCTTAATCTCCTAAATTGTTAACCAATGCTCGCAATACTGATTCGACCAAGAGTCATGGTCTCAGCTGCAGTAGCGATACCAGTAAAAGTAACGGTATCTGTAGGAATCAAAGCGACCCCTATAGACGCGCTTACTGCACGAGAACCAGCGCCCCCACCGTTATCCGTATCAGCAGCAACGACAGTACCATTCACTTTAATTTCAATAGTAAGTTCGTCGTTCGCCGCTGCAGTAGCATGCGTTACAGTAGCTGATAACTGATATATCCCGCCTTTACCTGCAGGACAATCAAAATCTGTATTACCTACTTGTTTCCATCCGTCAGGATCAGTTTCGTTTCCAGTAACAAACGTAAGAGTAAACGCTCCTGCGCCGATAGTTCCTGCTGTCTCAAAATCCAGTACGGATGATTTAGCAGATAGACCAGCACCTTCTCCAGCACGAAGCACAGCCTCATCCAAAATTAATTGCAGATCATGCTTACCGAGCACAGTGTTTCGTGAACGCATCGAACTGGATAACGTATTTAGATTAGTAGCCATTTTTTAACTCCTACTTAAACTCCATTGATCACTGAAATGTAGTGGTTCTGTTTCCCTGTCTTTCTATACAGCGCTGTGCCATCCACAGATGTATTAGGGAAATCTACAATTTTCTCATGTACGTTCTTTAATGTTCCGCCTGGGAGACCAACAACAACACCTGCGTGCGTTGTCCACACAGGTAGAGGCTCAGTCGATTCACCAGTACCAACAACCGTTCCGTTGATACGCGTCTTTGTCCCTGGCACTGCACCATAGTCTGCAACTTGCGTAAGCGAGAGACTAGACATATCTGTACCTGACAACCAGAAATGAGCGTTTTCAGTACCGACGTAGAACCCATCTTCAAGTCCTGCGACAACGTGTAGGCGTTCTCCGAACGGCATAAAACGTGTCGCCAGATCGACCAGTTCATAATTATACTCATTTGACCAGAGTAAGTTGTCATTTACGGCTAAAAGTAAACTCGCACGAAACCAATCAACATCCTGCCACGCCGGAGGAGGAGCCTGCAACATGCGGTCTAGAGCAATGTTCGTTAAGGGCTGTCGATTCTCATAAGTGAAGGATGAAGCGCCTGCCAACACAGTTCCCGCCAGATAGAGTGTATCTCCATTAGTTTCACTGAGCCAGAAACGCCTGGAGAGGCCAGGAGTGAGCGTGAAGGACAATCCGGAGTTTTCGGCAAGTTCTGTCGTAACAGGCTGCGGACTTCCGGACTCACGACCATCAACTTCAACTTGTGAGAAAGTATAACTGTATCGCCCTGCACCGAGGTTTCCAGAAATTGCAACGGCGAAGGCACGGTCGGGCACTGCAACTCCAAGTGCTCGATCATTGCCTTCAACGTCGATAACTCCAGTTTCGAATTCATTGCTCCAGTAGACTGTGTTTGCGACTCTGTATGCACTGAGTTTACCCCCAATAGTCAAGCCGGTGCGCAGCGTCGTTACGTCAGTCGCTGCACGAAATTTCTTGAGGGTTGTACCCTCTTGGAAAATGAACAGACGCTTATCTGCCCACGCACTGTGTATAGTACCACCGGGCACATACGTTGTATCAGCACGACCAGGACGACGACCAAGCTTCCCCTTACGGGTGTAGTCGACATTATCTGCAGTGACCATGCCGTCAAAGCCGACTTCGAAAGACTCGTCCTGTGTACGCAGTCCCTTGAGATCGACCTTCTTATTGATCGGTTCGTTCTTAAGAGCCATTAGCCTAGCGGAATGCCTCCGTATTTGATGCTTCCTGCACGGAAACGCTGGCGACGTACCTCACGACGCCGATCCTCTGCCTTACGCTCGAACGCTGCTTCAAACTTCTCAGACAGTTCTTTGTCATATACATCTGCGTCCTGCTTCAAAAAAGCGAGACTCTTCATCAGGAGCAAGATTGTCTTTTGATCTTCACGCTCTATAACTTCAAACACAGTCGATTGTTCTGTCACATCATTGAGTGGAAGATGCTCCACGATCAGTTCGAGCACGTCGTCAATCGTTGGGATAGGTACCAGTCGATATTGATCTTCCTGCATGTTAGTCACCAAGAAACGAGCAGGGCCGGTCTTGCCCTGCCAGTCTCCAGTGAAGATCAACCCGTAATCACGCATGAAGAATCCATGATTTAATTCCTCGAAAGAAATAACTGTCAACGGATCTGCATTTGCGTTGGATGTCATACGCGCATTAAGCGTTCTGATAATCCGAGAGTTATATGGAAGAAAGCCAGTCGCACCTGAAGCAGTAAAAGCAAGCGACGTTAACGTTGGTGTAAATGGAAACGCCTTCCGTAGAATGTGAGTACGTCGCACGAACACGCGTTGTGCTTCGTCCATGTACTCGAAGATCTCTTCATCAGACCAAAGAAAATCTTCTCCTTGGGTTCCGCCGACAGCATCATCAACATCAGTACGGAATCTATCTTTGAGTGCTTCGGGTGTAAATGACATTTACTTAGCCTCTGCTTTTACCTTTATCTTCGGCTTCTTGTGACGCTTATGTGCAGCATCACGTTCGTCTTCCGTAATTTCGTAGCCCAGGCGCTTCTCGATAGTCTTACACAGTGGGGCTCCAGATGCAGTGAAGTCCTCTTCCGTTCCGTTGTCGAAAATTGAAAGAACAACTTCATCTAGCGCCTGTTCGAACTCCGCTGTATCGGATGGTCGGACAGGAATGTCCACTTCATCGATTGCAGCTAGAGGATCGACACGTTCATCCGCAGCCTCCTGCTGCATCATATGCCACACCTTACCCATCTCCGTAATGTCGATCTTATAGTGTAGTGCGTCACACACCACAGCTAAGTTCGGCAGACCACTGGCAGTAAAGTCGTTACGACCGTTTCGGCGCATAAGCGCTTCGATCACTGTCCTGATCTGTCGAATACGTGCGCTACCCGTCGCTTCAACAGGGAGCACATCATCTAGTCCGTCACCCGGCATATCAGCCTGATCGCAGGGGATGATGCCCACAGCAATCGCCTGATCGAGCACTGAGTTCGGACAGCGTGTTGGTTTGTTCGCCAAAAAGAAGATCGTATGTGCGAGCGTCGTACGCAGCGTGTAATTTCTGTTCGACACAACCCATGTCATGCCTCTCGTTCTCGTCAATTCACTCATGACTCAACTCCTATTCACAAAGAAAAAGGGGCCGAGACACTTGCGTATCCCAGCCCCCGGTCGTACCCCGAAGGGATTAAGGCGCATTCTTCGAGCCGTAGTCCGCTACATCGAGGGGCTGGACTTCATGAGCCCGATCCTCGATCACGTATTCGACGCGAATATATGCTTGACCCTGAGTAGAGGTGGTACCCACGAAGGTAGGATCGATATCCACCTTTTTCTCCGTCTCAGTGGTTTTGAAACCAGTGAGCAGAAGAGCCGTGCGACCAGCAGCCTTGAGATCTACTGCAGCAGCGTACCGGTTCGGATCGGTAACGTCACCGATATCGCACACAGCACTCGTACCCGTATCCCAAGCGGTCTCAACCACGATTTCGCCACCGACCACTCGCGCTCCCGTAGGAAGTTTAAGCAAGTCTTGTACGACATCATCTGTTCCGGCAATCGCCAGTCCATCTGCAAACGTGATTGTAACCTCTGCGCTCAGAGTGTATTGCCGACCTTCGTCAAGTAAAATTTCCATCGGTCAGCCTCCTTAGATTGCGTGATTGACACGAAGCACAGCGAAGTCCTCGTCAGTGCCAGATGCGTGAGATCGGTATACAGGTTTCTTCATACCGCACATCTTGCCCAACTGGATGCCTTGCTGATTTTCGTAATCAAACCCTTTTTCCACCCAAAACGGATCGCCAATATCAGCGAACGCGAGGGCTTGGGAACCGCACAACAGAGTCGAGGAGCCTTCGATAGCGCCGCCTGCTCCAAACTTGTTGCCCGTAGTTGCTCCAAGGGTGTTGAACACATGGAAGAACTCGCGAATAGCGAGACCATCCACAAAGTACACGTCTGCATCGCGGAACAGGACATTGGCCTGAGAGCGAGGCATCGCGTTTCGCCATGCGGCGAGAAAGTCCGAATCGAGTTTCA